ATCAAGGCATTGAAAGAGATGGAAGTAATAAGATGTCTATCTTCGCTGGTGAAGTAAGAATCAAAGATAAGTTTGGTAACCAGAGAGCTGTTTTCGATAACAACAATGGGAGACTTGGTATAGGAACAACTAGTCCTGCTAGCGATTTACATATTCTTGGGGCCAATGATGTAGGTGGCGGCATAACCCTTTCTACCTCTGCTTCTAATTCTACTAACAAGGTAGGTAGAATCAAAGTAACTCACTACAACACCTCAGAGGAACCTGTCACGATGCTCCTCAGTAACACTCAATCTTCTGCTAACATTGTTACAATGGGTGGTGGAAGCTCCGCAGAAAACGCAGCTACTGAATTAAGATTTAAAACTGCTGCTAATAATACCACTACGAATGGCACAGAGAGGATGCGAATCACCTCCGCTGGTAATGTCGGCATAGGAACAGATAGTCCAGATGATGGAAAATTACAAGTTCTCCAAGACAATGGTGGATTTACTATAGTCGCAGGTGCTGATGTGACCGCACAATCACTTACTAATGATACTCGTAAATTTACGCGCATTGGGATGCCTCATTACCATAATGCAGAGCAGCCTGTGATCTTAATGGTAGGTGACTCTAATGGCACTAGCAATGTAGTTAACATAGGCGGTGGGTCAAGTGCGGGTAATGCAGCTACACAAATTGTATTTAAAACTGCCACCAATGATGCCACTACGAATGGCACAGAGAGGATGCAAATCAACTCTGCTGGTAATGTTGGTATAGGAGTAAATGATCCTGCTGAAAAGTTAGAAGTGCTTGGGAACATACTTCTAGATACAGTAGGGAATGAATTACAATTTTCTAACCATAATGTCGGCGCGTTTAGAGATAGTAGCAACAGGTTAGTGCTTGGGGGATTTGGTGGCATACATTTTAATGCGTCAGCTACTAGCATGGAAAACCAAACCACAAGAATGGCTATCACTGACGCTGGTAATGTCGGTATAGGAACAACTAATCCAAGTCAAAGACTTCATGTTGGTAGCAATGCTCAAATTGATGGATCAGCAATATTTTATGGAGCTACATCTAATGCAGGTTCAAGAGCATTATCTCTTATATACGGAACTTATAGTAGTGTAACCAACGCATTCCGTTTCCGTCAGGGTGGTAGCACAGCGAATGCGGTAGCATTTAGCTTATATGATTATAAGCCCAGCTTAATGCTTCGTTATGACGGAGTGTGTCCTACGGTTGGTATAGGGGTAACAGACCCAAGTGCTTCTCTAGAGGTCCACGGTGGTAACGGGTCTATATTAATTGGTAGTGGGATATATCCAAGTTATAATGCTATCACATTGAATGGCAGCACTAGTCAAAATGACTACAACTTCATTAGTTCCTCTTCTGATAAAAATCTTTATATTAATAGGTCATCAAGTAAAAGTATATTTTTCCGTGAAAATAATTCTAATCAGATGGTAATTGAAGCGGGTGGCAATGTAGGCATAGGAACAGCTAATCCAGCACAAAAGCTTCACTTAACAGATGGCTCTATGCGTTTTGATGCTGAGATTATGCTCAGAGATAATAGAAATAATACTATCCTGACACAATCAAGTTCATCAACAGCATCTAATAGAACTCTACAAATAGGTGGGACTAATGATACTACTACTTATAGTAGAATCTTATTTGGTCAGGCGCAAGGTGATGACTTTAGGCTGGGTGTAGCGACAACCCAACCATCTCATACACTTAGCGTTTCTGGCGAAGTAGCAGGGACAGGGGTTGGTAACCGCATAACATTAGACGGTTTACCTTATCTTGTATCAGGTGATGTAGCTGGAGAGGCTGATACTCTACAAACTGTTACTGATAGGGGCGCTACTACAACTAATACTATTAGTATTAGTGATTCTAACGATGTTCCATTGCGAGTAGCCTCTACCGATGCAACTGCAAT